AAGGTAGCAGAATCTACATGGGCCCAAGAATCGCAAAAATGGAGTGCTACACGGCGTTTAACCGTTGCTAAGGTGTTAGGTTCCGAGAAGGAGCGCATACACGCCTTAGAGAGTGAATCTGACATTTATGTGATAAATCGTGAAAACGCGCAATGGTTATATGAGTACTATCATAAGAAAAAATCGTTCCCTTTCGATATGTTAGTTATCGATGAGAGTTCTTCGTTTAAGAATCCACAGGCTAAACGGTTTAAGGCAATACGAAAACTCCGTCCTTTGTTTAAGCGTATCGTCATACTAACTGGTACGCCTGCACCGAATACCTTACTTGATATTTGGGCGCAAATGTATCTCTTAGATGGCGGTGAACGATTAGGTAAGACGATTACCGAATATCGCACCCGATACTTTACACCGGACAAAACAAACGGCCATGTGGTGTATAGCTACCGATTACTACCAGGTGGCGATAAGGCGATATTTGGTAAAATCCAAGACGTTTGTATGAGCTTAAAAGCTAAGGACTATCTCAAACTACCAGAGCGCATTGAAAACGTAATTACTGTAGAAATGAGTCCTAAAGAATGGGCGCTGTACAAAGAAATGGAACGAGAACATGTGCTAAGTATCGTAGATGATGACGATGTGAGCGCCCTTAATGCAGCAGCACTCGCCGGCAAATTATTACAACTGGCCAACGGGTCTATCTATAATGACGAAGGCGATATCGTAGTTGTCCATAACGAGAAAGTAGAGCGGTTAAAAGAGTTAGTAGAAACGAATGAGGGGAAACCTATATTAGTGTTCTACAACTTCAAACATGATCTTCAAGCAATTAAAGATGCTTTCCCTAAAGTCGTTGAGTTAAAGACCGATGATGATGTAGCCGAGTGGAACAAAGGCAAGATTCAAATGTTACTGGCACATCCCGCATCAGCGGGGTACGGCTTAAACCTTCAAGCCGGAGGCAATATCATCGTATGGTATGGGCTAACGTGGAGTCTTGAACAGTATCAACAAGCGAATGCACGGCTTCATAGACAGGGGCAAACACAACCTGTGATTATCCACCACCTAGTAACAAAGGGCACGATGGACGAGCAAGTCATGAAAGCATTAGAGCGCAAAGAAGCAGGACAAGACGCCCTCTTAGAAGCTATTAAATATCGTAAAGAATTGTATAAGGAGTAGAACTATGCAAAAGAAATGCAGACGATGCGGAGACACATTCACAGTAAAAACACACGAGGATTATTGTCCTGAGTGTGAGAAAGTTATGACACCTCCTGGCGCAGGCGTGAGTAAAGAGTTAACCTGTGAGGGATGTGGCACAACCTTCATTCACAAAAAAGAAAAGGCCCAAGGACGGTGGCCTAAATACTGTCCAGAGTGTCTACCTAAATATTCGAAGGTACCTAAGAAGAAAGAAGTGCAAGCTATTGCAGAAAAGGTAGTCAAAACTATCGAGGAGTCTGAAGTTAAGGCGGTTCCTAAGAAAGAAGATGTTATCAACCATCCTTCACACTACACACGCGGTAAGATTGAGGTTATCGATTTTATCGAGGATCAACAACTGCCGTACCATTTAGGTAATGTTATCAAGTATATCGCAAGAGCAGGGCATAAAGGCGACAAACTCGAAGACCTAAAAAAAGCGCGGTGGTACTTAGACCGGTACATCAATGGGGTGATGTGGAATGAGTGGCTATAAAGAAAAGGCGACTGCGTATCTGCAAGATATAAAGATGATAGCCATTCGAATTCAATCGCTACGGCAAGATATTCGCAAACTGCAGTATGATATCATCACCTTATCGGCGATTGATTATTCCAAAGACCGAGTATCAGGGGGCGGTACTCCGGTAGGTCTTGAAGGCGATGTGGCTAGACTTGTTGATACAGTCGATACCAAAAAACGGGAGATAGCAAAGCTTATTGCTAAAAGGGAAGAAGCAAGGGCTTTAATTGAAAAGATAGAATGTATACCAGGGCGTATTATATTAGCGCAAGAGTACATTAACGGGGCATTCCCTAAGAAAGTGCAAGCGATGATATATTACGAAAAAAGCAGTTACTTCAATTTAAAAAATAAAGCATTGAACGAATTAGGGGAGCTACTTTCATAGTGGAGTACTTTGGAGTGTTTTGGAGTATTTTGGACTTAAATGAACCGACTTGACATAGTATAATGTAGTTGTGAAAGGTGTCATTAGTCATCTAACACAAATCCTCTCTTATACACGACTCGGCAAAAAGCACGGTGATGACGACCGTGCTTTTTGTTGTATGTAGCATTGTAAATACAGGGGCCCGTATTTATGATGTAGGCGATCGCGTAAGCTAAGGAGAGGGAATATGTAAAAATGAAATTTACCGCACAATGAAACCAGGGCGAGCCGAATTTGTCCACAGAATAATACTAAGCTTATACATTATGAGCTTGCCCTGTATCGTTGTACGCTGACATCTGATGACTAGAACTAGTAGTCCTCCAATAACTATATAGCCTAACAACAACCAACTAGTCATCGGATTTGAGCGTACAAACGTATTAAAGGTGAGAAGGTATGAGCACAGAAGTCAAATGTATTAAACGTAAATGCCTGAATAATAAGAACGGCGTTTGCACAGCACAACTAATTGAATATGACGGTCTGTGTCAAACCTATATCACACACGACCAAGCACATAAAAGTAATTGTGGATTATGCACTCGTTCGCACGGCCGATTTAAGAGAAACGGCCGTGATGTATTAAGATAGCCAGGAGGTGAGATAGTGGCTGCATTAGCAAATAAACGACATGAAAAATTTTGTCATGAGTACATCAAGGATATGAATGCGAAACAGGCCGCTATTCGCACTGGTTACTCTGAGAAATCTGCTGAGTCTCAGTCCTCAAGACTGTTAAGGAATGACAAGGTTAAAAAACGGGTTGCCGAGCTCCGTGACGCCTACTTCAACGAAAACATCATGACGGCTCAGCAGGTCGAGTATGAGTTAACACGAATTGCCCTGGGGCTCTCAAATGAAAAGCAAGTGGTTATCGAGGGCACAGGGGAAGGATGTTCCGAAGCTCGCATTATCGATAAACCACCGGACGAGAAGTCAAGACTGAAAGCCCTGGAGCTAATGGCTAAACGCCATAGAATACTCAGCGGTGATACGACTATCGATATTAAGCCTGTACTCATCGTAGGTGGTGACGATATTGCAGACTAATAGAGTGTACTTGCCGGATATTGTAGGCAAGGGATACGGTGCTTTTTGGCGGTTCAAAGGGCGTTATAAAGTAGTCAAGGGCAGTCGTGCCAGTAAGAAGTCTTCTACACAGTCTCTAAAAGTCATTATGGAGATAATGGAGAACCCATGTATAAACTGGCTAGTCGTTCGTAAGACAGAACGGACTTTGCGGGACAGTTGTTTCGCGCAACTCAAATGGGCTATGCGCCAGTTAAAGGTGGAGCGGTACTTCAAATGTTCCGTATCTCCACTTGAGATAACGTATATCCCAACAGGTCAGAAAATCCTATTTCGTGGTCTCGATGATCCTTTAAAGGTAACGTCCATTACCGTTGAAGTTGGCGCTTTGTGTAGGCTGTGGATTGAAGAAGCTTACGAGATTATGAGCGAGGATGCGTTCAACAGGCTGGATGAATCTATTCGTGGCCAGTTACCCGAAGGTCTGTATCACCAGGTAGTGCTTACGTTTAACCCGTGGTCGGATAGGCACTGGCTAAAAAAACGCTTCTTTGATGAACCCAGTGAAAATGTATTGGCCATGACTACGAATTACCTGTGTAACGAGTTCCTGAGTGAATCGGACTTAGCGTTATTCGAAGAGATGAAGAAGAACCCTAAGCGGTACCAAGTAGCAGGGCTCGGTAACTGGGGCGTTGTTGAAGGCCTGGTTTACGAAAACTGGAAAGAACAAGAATTTAATGTCGATGCAATTAGAGGTCAAACCGGTATCAAGTCCGCGTTTGGCCTTGATTTTGGTTATACAGTAGACCCTACAGCGCTAGTGTGCATGCTTGTTGATATGGTGAATAAGAAAATCTATATATTCGACGAGCTGTATGAAACAGGGCTTACGAATCAACAATTAGCGTCTCGTATCATTGATATGGGGTATGCGAAAGAGAAGATAAGGGCCGATAGCGCCGAGCCTAAATCCATTGAGGAATTATACCAGGCGGGGCTAAAAGGAATAACCGGGGCACGCAAGGGTAAAGACAGCATATTAAACGGCATTCAGCGAATACAAGACTACGAATTAATCGTTCATCCGAGATGCGTTAATGTGCTGCGTGAATTATCCACGTACCAATGGGCGAAGGATCGCTTTGAGAAATACACAGGGAAACCTGAAGACGAAAACAACCATGCTATGGATGCTATGCGGTATGGTTTGGAAGATATTAATGTAGAAAGGTGGTCGTTTGATTGATATTATCTCAGCTATGGGACCGCATCATAAAAGGTTCAGCGACTATGTCGGAACGAGAGTTCCTACAAGCACAGCTGCGTAATTTTCTAGGTAGCGAACAGCGTAAAACGATGTGTACTGCTATCGATTATTATGACGGCAAACATGACATTTTGAATAAGCAACGATACGTTATAGGCGAGGGTAATACACGAATAGCGTTACAGGGCGTTCCTAATAATCAGATTGTGGATAACCGATTTGATGATTTAGTAGACCAAAAGGTTAACTACTTATTGTCCAAGCCGTTGGATATTAACGCAGATGATGACGAGCTCGATAAGATGTTTGGTATTCAGTTCCAGCGTTTATTGAAGTCTGTCGGCAAGTTTGCAACGATGGCGGGCAAGGCGTATATACACCCTTACATTGGTATCGATGGCACGCTAAAGTTTAAGATGATGAAACCGCATCAGGTTTTACCATTTTGGGCAGATGAGGAACACACACAACTAGATGCGTTCTTGTACTTGTACGATATTGAGTACTATACGGGGCTAGAAACTAAGACCATTCACAAAGTGGAATACTACACACCGAATGGTATTCAGTATTATGTATGGGATACGGAACGTTTACTTCCTGATCCGGATAAAGAAAATACTGCCAATTTTGCTATCGCCGATAAGCCGTATAACTGGGAACGTATTCCTCTCATTATGTTCCGTGCGAATGAGTTCGAACAGCCGCTTATTGTTAAGGTCAAGTCCTTGCAAGATGCACTTAACCGATTACTATCTAACTTCCAAGATAACATGGAAGAAGATATCCGCAGCACAATTTTGATACTACAGAACTATGACGGCGAAAATCTCGCTGAGTTCCGTCAAAATCTTGCATCGTATGGCGCGATTAAGGTCCGGACGGTTGATGGTGTCAATGGTGATGTGAAAGCCCTAAAAATAGAGGTGAATAGCGACAATTACCAATTACTGATTAACATTTTGCGTAAAGCTATTATCGAGAACGGCCGGGGCTTTGATGCCAAGGACGATCGTATGGCTAACAATCCTAATCAGATGAACATCATGTCCATGTACTCTGATATTGATTTAGATGCCAATGAAATGGAGCTAGAGTTTAAATCTAGCTTGCACGATTTGATGTGGTTCGTTAACACGTATCGCGGTCTAACTAATCAAGATACAGTCGAAGAAGTGGATTTCATATTCAATCGTGACTTACCTATCAATGAAGGCGATACAATCAACAACTGCAAAAACTCCGTTGGTATCATCTCCAATGAAACCATTATCGCAAATCATCCGTGGACAACAGATGCTGCGGAAGAACTTGCAAAAGTAAAAAAGGAACAGTCCGAAGTAACAGCAGATTTTGTTGTACCGAACGGCGGTGAGGCAGATGGCGAATGATTACTGGGAGAAACGGTATGAGCGGTTACTCGATGAATCGTTTCAAAAAGCTAGTTTGACCGATGACGAAATCAAAGCTAATTATGCCAGGGCGTTACGACGGATTGAAAAGGCTATCAACGATTGGTATCGCCGGTTCGCCACAGAAAACGGACTTCAACTAGCCGAAGCAAGGAAACTACTGAACGCATATGAGATGAAAGCCTTTAAAATGGATTTAGCTGAGTTTAAAGCAGAGGCTAAGAAACTCGGCGTATCTGAAGAACATCAACAAATGCTATCAAACGCATCCATTCGCGAGCGGTTAAGCCGTGAACAGATGCTGTATATCAATGTGGTTCACGAGCTCGAAATACTGGCTCAAAAGCAGAGTATTTCGCTGAACGACTTATTGAAAGATGTATATCAGTCCTCCGCGTATAAGTCCGCATATACAGTGCAGACGCAACGCGGAGAATATTCACCTATTAATACGATTGATAGTAAGCGTGTTGATAGCGTGGTTCACAGTCAATGGGCGAGTGATGGTAAGGACTTTAGTAGCAGGATTTGGGGCGATACAAGTAAGTTAGTCGCTAATTTACAGAATGATTTCACGCAAGCCCTTATTATCGGGCAAGGGGCGGACACGATGGCAGATAGTCTGCATAAGCGGATGAAAACATCGTACAGTAACGCTAAGCGGTTAATCGAAACGGAGACGGCACGTGTACACGAGCAAGGTTTTCTTGATAGCATGAAAGAACTAGATGTCGAGGAGCTAGAAATACTGGCTACACTAGATAGTCATACTTCTTCCATCTGCAGACACATGGATCGTAAACGTGTCAGAGTCGTAGATGCTAAACCAGGCGTAACCGTTCCGCCGTTCCATTGCTATTGCCGGTCAACTACAATTCCATATATCCCTGAACTCGAAGGCACTCGAACAGGTAGAAATCAGAATGATAAAAGTACTGATTTTGACGGGGCGATTACCTACGAGGAATGGGAAAAAGAATACATCAATTAGCAGCGGAAACGCTGCTTTTTTATTGCCATTTTAGTATTGTTGGGCGATAACTAACAAGACCGTAGCCGTGAGGTGTGGCTCACGAAAATAAAGCGAAATGGGTATTTTTTAAGGAGGTCACTATGACTAAGGAAGAATTGTTAGCACTAGGATTAACTGAGGAACAGACTGCTAAGGTCGTTGAAGACTATGGCAAGAATTATGTGTCTAAGGATCAATTCAATGCTAAGAATGAGGAACTCAAATCCGTCAAAGGAGAACTCACGACTCTTAATGGCGAAATTGATAACCTCAAAAAATCTAATGCGGATAATGCGGAGCTTGCGAAACAAATTGAAACGATGAAAGCTGATGCGGAATCTCGTAAAGCTGAATACGAGAATAAAATCGCACAACTTGAAATCGACAATATTGTGAACGTAGCATTGTCCAACGCAAAAGCTAAAAACAACGTTGCAGTCCGTGCGCTATTGGATTTAACCGATGCAAAAGTGAAGGACGGCAAGATCAAAGGATTAGATGAACAACTTGCTGAAGTTGCCAAAGCTAATCCTTATTTATTTGGGGAAGCGTCTGCCCCTAAAGGTGTAGCGCCTGGTAATCCTGGCGGTAAAGCACCAAGCAGCGCAGTAACTAAAGAAGACTTCGCTAAAATGACATACTCTCAACGTGCGGAGTTATTCGCAAATGACATTGATCTTTACCATTCATTAACAGGAGGAAACGCTAATGAATAAACAATTCTCTTTTAATTTACAAACATTCGCAGCAGGTCCTACGCAAACTGCTAATGTAGTTAACCCTCAAGTAATGGCGGATATGGTATCCGCAGGTTTACCAAAAGCTATTAAATTTACTTCTATCGCTAAAATCGATAACACATTGGCAGGCGTGCCAGGTAACGAAATCACTATTCCAGCATGGGGCTACATCGGTGACGCGGAAGACATCGCAGAAGGCGTAGAAGTAACTGCAACTCAAATGTCCACATCCGTCGCTAAAGCTAAAATTAAAAAAGCAATGAAACGCGTTGACATCACAGACGAAGCTAAATTGTCCGGTTATGGCGACCCAGTAGGCGAAGCTACTCATCAATTACGTTTGTCCTTGGCTTCTAAAATCGACCAAGACGTAGTAACAGCCCTTGGCGGTGCTACTCTTGCAGTAACTGATACTAAAGTTATCTCCTATGAAGGTGTCGTTAACGCAGTAGACAAATTGAACGAAGAAGACTACGTTGAAAAATATTTGTTCGTAGCACCTTCTCAAATTACTGCACTTCGTAAAGACCCTAACTTCATCGACAAAACAAAATACGGTAACGACGTTATGATGACTGGTGAAATCGGCATGATTGCCGGCTGTCGTGTCGTAACATCTCGCCGCATCAATGATACTGGCGCAACTATCGACAACTTCATCGTTGGCGTATCTGCAGAAGTGGAAGATGGTACTCCTGTATTACCTGCTGTAACAATTTACATTAAACGTGACGTTGTTGTTGAATATGATCGTGTTCCTGAAAAAGGTATCGACAAATTCGTTGCTAACGAACACTACGTTGTTGCATTGACTAACCAATCCAAAGTTGTAAAAGCTACATTCAAAAAATAGTAGGTGAATAGTATGACCACGAAAGAGACAGTTTTACAAATTCTTGAATCGTGGCTTGGGTATGATGCAATTTCTGATATAAATATCATTGAGTATATGATTGATGCGGAAACACAACATATCCTCAATGATATCAATCAGAAGGAATTACCTAGCGAATTACAGCACGTTCTCGTATATCGTGTAATTGGCAGCTATATCACCACAAACAAAAACAAATTGATTGAAGCTGACGGAGACATGGCGAGTTCCATTAAAATGGGCGATACCGAAGTTCAATTTAAAGGAACAGACAAGTCGTCCCGCCTCCAAGAATTGGCCACCGCTTTGAGTGGATATGGAAGGGGTGACCTAGCATGCTTCCGACGGCTAAGATGGTAGATGCTGCTAGAAAGCAGTTAGAACGATTATACGATTGTACGTGTTATGTTATCTCAGAAGTGGATGCAATGGACCCCGATACTGGAATTATGGGTAAAACTGCCAGTAGAGAGGGTCCTTTTGCTTGTAGAATTAGCTATAAAACTCTCTCTACAGGTCAAATCGCTGAGATTGCAAAATTTAGTACCACCACGGTACTTTTCACCGCTCCGGAGGTAATCATACCTAATGGGGCTCGAATCGAGCTTATAGGGCGAAATACGAAGCAACTTTTTCGCAGTGCTTCGATTTCTGCACGATATGATACACATCAAGAGGTGCAACTCGAAAATTTAGAGGTGCATTGACATGGGTGTTGAATTTGACATGGAAGATTTTGCTGAATTTAATCGAAGCCTGGTCAAACTGAGTCAATCAGGTAGCCTTCAGAATTTCAACAAGCAAGTTGTGAAGGAAATGGCCAGCGTGTATGTGCGTGAAGCTAAATTGAACACACCTGTGGGGAAACGATCGGTTAAATTCATGCAAAATGGCCAAGTACAAACAAAGTACTTTGATAGCGAGCATACTCGCCAATCGTGGAGTGTTGGTAGATATCAACTGAACGAAAAAACCGGACGGGTTGAGGTGTTTAACACGTCCTCTTACGCCTCGTTCCTTAATGATGGCCATCGGCAAGAAGTTGGGAGATTTCTTCCGTGGATAGGCCAATCTAAAGGCGGAGTTATGCAAGGCGGTAGGCTGAAAAAGCCTTGGGTAGATGGTGCGTACATGCACGAGAAAGCTGAAAAGGCACTCAGTAAAAACGCTAAGCGTATTATGGAAATTACATTAAAGAAATGGATTGAAAAACATGGTGGATTCTGATGTATTAACAGCTGTATCTAAAGCCGTACATAAGGCACTTAACGTGCCTATATACCTAGAATTCAAAGAAAACAATATGACATTCCCCTGCGCATACATTAAGGTGATTGAGCCTAGTATGGGAAGACATGTCGGCGACCTTTACAATACTTCTTTGGATTTAGACATCATGTATTACGCCAATAATCTTGATGTGGTTACTGATACGCGAAAACTCATTGATATTCCTAGTGTGCTGTACCTACTGCTTGAATTTGTACAAGTTGGGGAACGTACAATTATGGGCACTGGCATGAAATACAAGATTTCAGACGGTGTGCTGCACTTCTTCGTGACGTATGAAAACATACTTCGGAGAGTGGCCAAACCTGTCGAGCGGATGAAGCACATGGAATTAACGGAAAGGGTAAAAGATGGCAGATGAAAAAGAAACAGTCGAAGTAACGACTGAACAACAATTTGATGCTTACGCTATCATTGCATCTGACAAATATAGACGGTATCGTGATTTACTTACGTGCCTTCTTAACGAAGATGAAATGTATACGGAAAGCGATATTGATAGAATTTTAAATCAGGCATTAACAACGCCTGTGAAAGGTTAGTGAAATATGGCATTAGGTGGTGGCACATTCTTATTCCACAATAAAGTATTGCCAGGTACTTATATTAACTTCGTATCCAAAGACCGAGCATATGCAGAAGTATCTGACCGTGGCTTTGGCGCGATGCTGCTCTCCTTTGATTGGGGCCCAAGTGGTGAAGTGTTCCGTGTAGATAACGACACATTCCAAAAGGATTGCCAAAAATACTTCGGTTATGACTACGGCCATGACAAAATGAAGGGCTTACGTGACTTGTTCCGCGGTCTTAAAACTGGTTACTTCTATCGCTTAAACTCTGATGGTGCGCAAGCTACAAGCACAATCGGTAAAGCAAAATATAAGGGCATTCGTGGTAACGATTTGGGTGTATCTGTTCAAGCTGATCCAGATAACACAGGTAAATTCATCGTAACTACTTACCTTACTACTGGCGATGTTCGTAAAGCAGTAGATATTCAAAAGAACTTGAAGGATGCGACAGAACTGCAAGATAACGATTACATCGTATTCACTAAAACTGGCGCATTAACTACTACAGCTTATACTGCACTATCCGGTGGTACTAACGGCTCCACAATCACCGTTAAGAACTACCAAGACGGTATTGATATGCTTGAACCTTACTACTTCAATACTTTGGGTTACGTTGGTGCGGACGACACAATTAAGAACTTGCTTATTGCATTTACTAAACGTTGTCGTGAACAAAGTGGCGCTAAATTCCAATTAGTTATCCATAGTAAGACTAAAGTCAACTATGAAGGTGTTATCTCCATCCTTAATGACGTAACCGATGAAGGTGCCGAAAGAGGCTCTTTGGTGTACTGGACATTAGGTCAAGAAGCATCTTGTAATATCAATGCTACTGTAGGCAATATGATTTATGATGGTGAATACACTGTAAACGTTAAGTACAAACAGTTCGAACTTGAACAAGCTATCAAAGATGGTATGTTTATGTTCCACAATGTTACTGACTCCGTTGGTGGTAATATCCAAGGTGACGTTCGCGTGTTGAAAGACATCAACACATTTACTGAATTCAGTAAAGCTAAAAACCGCGACTTCTCCCTTAACCAAGTCATTCGTGTATTGGATAACTGGGCAGTTGACGGCGCTAGATTGTTCAATAAAACACATCTTGATAAATCCCCTAATGACCAAGCTGGTCGTGAGTCCTTATGGGGCGACCTTGTATATCTTGCTGAGCAATACCAAAAAGTACGTGCTATCCAAAACTTCGATGATAAGGATATCCCAGTACCTACGCAAGGCGATAACAAGGAAGATGTATTGGTTAACGTACAATTACAGCCTACTGTGGCTATGGAAAAATTGTACATGACTGTTGTAGTAGCCTAGGAGGATAACGCATGGAAAATGAAATTTTAGATGCATTGAAAACGATGGATGCAGCTGACGTTGTTTCTTCTAAATTAGCGTCTTGCTATATCGTAGAGAACGGTAACCGATACTTACTGTTTCAAGCTAAGAAACTTAGCGCAAAAATTAAAAAGAATAAAGAAAAAGTGGCAATCTTGGGCCGTATCGGTGCAGGCAATAAGTCTACCTCCGTAGAATACAGCGGTAGCTTAACAATTTACCACAACACAGCTTTATTCGATAAGATGGTTGAAAAATACTTGAAAACCGGTGTGGATACATACTTCGACATGCAAGTAGTTAACAACGATCCAACTTCTAAAGCAGGTCGCCGTTCTGTAATTCTAAAAGGCGTGAACCTTGATGAGTTAACAGCAGCTGAGTTCGACGCTGAAGGCAAATACATCGAACAAGAACACAACTTTACTTATGAAGGTGTTAAATACGTTCAACACTTCAATGAATTAGACGGGATGCAAGCCTAGTGCTTGCTCCCCTTTTTTAGGAGGTTTTTACAATGGCTGAAAATTTAAGCGCATTCCTTAAACAAAACGTTGATGTAGTCAATGAGACTGAATACGTAGCATCTAAACGTATCAAGGTGAATGGTGAGCCAGTAGCATGGATGATTAAAACATTAGCTACTGACGAAACAGAAAAGATGCGTAAGAAATACACTAAACGTATTACAGACCGCATCACTCGTCAATCTGAAGAACGCTTTGATGCGACTGCATACAATGAAGATGTGCTATCTAAGGCAATCACTTATCCTAATCTTTATGATGCGGAACTTCAAGATAGCTGGGGCGTAACTGAACCGGTTGAGCTTGTAAAAGCAATGCTCACACCAGGTGAATATGCTGACCTTTTGGCGGCAGTAACTGAAGCCCAAGGCTATGATGTCGGCATGGAAGATAAGGTAAAAGAAGTAAAAAACTCCTAGAATCCAATGAAACAGAAACGATGTTCGCATATTTGGCATTTGTTAAATACCATATGCGACCTTCTGTTTTTGCGGATATGGGCATGAATGAAAAGGCTGTAGTAATTGCCTTTATTCAGCAACATGCTAAAGACGAGCAAGATGAAATGAATAAGGCAAAAAGGGGGTAATGAATGGCTACACTTTCTAACTATATAAGCCTCTCTACTAATATTCCTAATGCTATGAACGCAGCCGCAAACGCAACAACTAAAGCCTATCAATCCATGAACACGCTACATAATAAGATGAACGGTGTATCGAATGCTAGTGAAACGCTGAAAGCTAGCATGGGCGGTATCATGAACAGCTTTGCAGGTAACCTGTTGGCTAGTACTGTGATGAACGGCATTGGCGCTATTAAAGGCGCCATCGAATCGATTCAAGATACTGCTACGGAATGGGCACAGGTACAAGCTCGCCTTAAATTGGTAGCCGGTAGCCAGGAAAATGCTATTTACCTAAATAAGCAGATATTTGAATCCGCACAGCGTGCAAGGGGCGGATATTTGGAAATGGCGGACGCCGTAATCCAGGTATCTCAATCCGCACATGACGCGTTCCCGGACCCAAGAAAAGCCGTAGAATTCATGGAAGGTATCCAAAAGGTATTCGCTATTGGTGGTGCATCGAAAGAAGCACAAAAGAACGCCATGCTTCAGTTAACGCAAGGTTTGGCCAGTGGGCAATTACAAGGTGACGAATTCAGGTCTATTGCTGAAAACGCGCCTATGATTGAAAACATCATTGCTAAATCTATGGGCGTATCCCGTGGCGAACTTAAGAAGCTAGCATCGGAAGGCAAGATTACTGCTGAAGTAATTAAAAACGCTATTATGAATAACTTGCCTGAGATTGAAAAGCAGTTTGAATCACTCCCTAAAACATGGGGTGATCATATGCAGTCGATTAAGAATAAAGCTATTCGAGCGTTTGAGCCTGTATTCCAACGAATATCCGACCTTGCTAATAGCGAGGGTATCCGTGAGTTAGTGGACAACGTAACGGGAGCTATCCAAATGGTAGCACCGGTATTCTATTGGCTCGTAGGTGTTATCGGTGAAACGATTAATACTGCAGTATGGGCATTTAACACGCTATCTAACTTTGTTAGACAGCACTCGTCTATCATGTATACAGCAATGATAATACTGGGCGGAGTTATGGCGTTTTATGCAATTCAGGCCGGTATAGCAGCCGGAAGAACGATTCTCGCTGCAGGTGCTATGGCGATTAAGGCCGTAGCAGATTGGGCGGAAACTGCTGCTCTGTTAGCAATGATTGTAGCTCAAGAAGGATTGAACGCTGCATTATATGCGTGTCCGTTAACATGGGTAATCGGTTTGATTGTTGCAGTTATAGTCATAATCTACTTAGCAGTAGAAGCTATTAACTATTTCTGTGATGCGAATATTAGCGTACTAGGAATCGTAGTAGGTGCTTTTTGGGCGTTCGGCTCCGCTATTTTCAATGTGTTTGCTTTGGGATGGAACATCATCGCAGCATTTGTTAATTTCTTGGCCAACGTATTCAAAGACCCGTTACATGCAGTCGCTAACTTGTTTATCGACATATGGAACGGCATTTGGCAATTCGTTAAAGCTAGAATTAACGATATTATCGATGCGATTAATAAAATTCCTGGTGTAAATATCGATAAGGTAGGTGGGTCTACTGGCGTACTAGAACGGTTTGAGATTGCCGGCGGTGAAACCACCGTCATGGGTAAGATGGATTATTCTAGTGTTACCGGAGCTTTCGGCGAAGGCTATAACATTGGGGCTAACCTTAGCCTTGGTGATTTAATGCCTAACATGCCTGGTGTTAAAACTCCTCAAGAGTTTGATGCTAGCAAAATTACTCCAGGTGCTGATCATGATGCGGCCGATAAGACTAAGAAAAACACTGGTAAGACTGCCAAGAACACAGGCAAGATTGCCAAGTCTATCGACATGACAAATGAGGAAATCAAGGCACTCCGTGAAAGCGCTATCGATAAATCGTTGAAGAAATGGCAAGATGCCAATGTAATTCACATCCAAATGAATAACGATGTGGAAATCAACAACGGTACTGACCTAGATGGCTTTACAAGTCAAATCTCGAAGGGCTTGAAAGACGCATTCGCAATTCAAAGGGAGGGAATCTAAATGTATTACTTCTATATGGGGACGATGCAGATACCGATTCCCCCTAAAGAATTAACCACTACTATCAATGGCAAGAACGAAACAATGGAGTTATTGGGGAAAGGCGAAGTTAACGTTATTAAACCTGCAGGGCTTACTGACATTGCTTTTAAATTCTTATTGCCTAACTCCGATTATCCATTTAATGAGTCCTTGGTCTTTAAGTCTAAGAAGGCTAAGTACTACATCGATGAACTCGAAAAACTCAAAACTACAAAGACGATCTTCCAATTTATCGTAGTTCGAATGAAACCAGGCGGACAGATGCTAGCCATGACTAACATGAAATGTACGCTTGAAAACTACGTCATTGAAGAAGATGCAGATAACGGCTTTGACTCCTATGCCAGCGTTACATTGAAACAGTGGAAGCCCTGGGGTGCTAAACGGATTGAAGTGAAGACCGATAAGGACGGTACTGCAAAAGGTAGCGTTAAGTCGGACAGACCAACGGACGGCAAGGTGGCTGCATCTACTGCTAAAGTATCCAAAGGGCAGACTTTACAACAAATCGTTAAGAAGCAACTCGGTAATACAGATAACCTGTTCCAAATCGCAGCCCTTAACAAAATTGCTGTACCTGCTATCTTGGGAGTTGGCCAAATCGTCCAGCTTAAACGAGAGGGTAATAACGAATGGCTATAGATGAAAAGAAAACGGTCGAAAAATCTCAAATCAATGGCACTATCATTCCGTTACCCATGCCTACGCAACTACACTATGAGCTAACCATCAGAAACAAAAGCACTGGTGATTTATGGCTCATAGAACCTGAAGACGGCGTACAAATTACGAGAGCAGTGGACTGCGTTCCAAGTAAGATGACATTTAAAGTACCTAAAGACCCTAACCTCAATTTTGAAGAAGGTGATACTGTCAAGTTCACCTTAAACGGAGGGGCGGTATTCTTTGGGTATGTCTTTGAAAAGCAACGAGACGGCAAGAATTCGATATCAGTAACTTGCTATGATCAGATTCGCTATCTCAAGAATAAAGACTGCTATGTTATCGGGGCTATGACGGCGACAGAGTTCATCAAAATGGTGGCCGACGACTTTGGTTTGAAATGTGGTTATATGGACGATACCGTATGGAAAACTCCGGAGAAACCTCAAACCATATTCAAAGATAAGTCACTGCAAGAAATGATATGCCAACTACTCGATAAAACGGCTATATACACGCCTAATCATGCGTTCTATCATTTGTACGATGATGCGGGCGAGCTACGGCTGGCATCGTTTGAGACTATGAAGACTGATATTTACATTGATGATGAGTGCATGGAAGATGTGCAATACACAACATCCATAGACAAAGAAACATACAACTATGTAAAAATCGTCCGCACAGTCCCAAATGGTGCGTCAAGTAAGTTGGAAAACACTTTTATAGCTAAGGACGATAAGAACATCGAGAAATGGGGCAGATTACAGTATCTGCTCATTCCTAAAGAGAAGGACATTAACGCAGTAGCGCAAGCCAAGGCAATCATGGCTCACAAAAATAAGAAAAGCCGTGAGATTAAATTAAAAAATGTCATTGGCGATGCGCGTGTACGTGGTGGATCCTTGGTGTACATCAATCGAAACTTTGGCGATATGATTGTTAATAATTACATGATGGTAACATCTGTTACTCATACGTTTAAAACAGGATTTCATGGGATGGATTTAGATTTACGATACGTTGATAATGATGCAGCTTATGAAGTTGCAAAAGACGAAGATGCGGAAGCAGTTAAGAAGATTGAAGCTGCTAAGAAGACCAAAAGCTCCGCAGTCACTACTGGGGCAGGCGGTACAGCAGGTCAAGTCGATACCGCATTCAGCGCCAATGACGGCCGAGTATCTCAATATGGTAGCGTAGGGTGCGCTGACACAGTATGCGCTACTGGGTCTTGGTACAATTCTGATTTGAAAGCAGAATATGACAAAGGGACGGCATCTGTTCCTACACTTCGCCAAAACCTAGAAGCGAAAGGCTATGTTACCGAGCAGTTTAACGGCTATGCCAATAAAGGCGATTTATTGATTTACGGCGACGATGATCATGTCGTAATCGCTGATGGCGCCGGCGGGTGCTTTGGTAACTCCTCTAGCCGTGGATATGCTATGAAGTATGGCAACGCAAATTATGCATGGCATAATGACGAAGCACCTACTAAGATTATTCGAATGGGGGCTAAATAATGGATAGCGAGTACATGAAAATCGTTAACACGATTAAAGAAATAGCGAGCACCGTTATATCAAATGGCGAACCCATGGAAGTAATCGTCGGCGAAGTTGTCAGTGTGTCACCGCTTGCTATTAAGATTGACCCTAAACTAACCTTGCCTGAAGAGAATATTATTCTTACCAAAAACACCTGTGAATGGACTATGGAGATGAGCGTTGATCATGTTACAGAAAACCGAGCAGGTGGTGGAGGTATGGCTGAATTTGCTAGCCATAACCACGACTACGTAGGCCGTAAGAAGTATCTCGTTCATAACCAATTAGTAATGGGCGATAAGGTCATTATGCTGAAGGAAACCGGCGGACAGCGTTACATAGCGTTAGACCGTTGGTATAACCCGAATAGGGGGTGCACGACTAAGTAATGGCAGATAATTTACTATTACCAAAACAAAGTAACGATGCCCTTATTCCTGATACAGTGAATTATATTGAACCATCGCACACGTATGACGTTGATTTTAGAACGGATAGCCAAATTAGAGGATATGCGGATAAGTTGCGAGCTATGGAGCAAGCGATTTATAAAATCATCAATACGGAGCGATACCAATATATTATTTACAGTTGGAATTACGGCATCGAACTACAAGACTTATTCGGTCAGCCAATTCCATATGTGTACGCTGAGTTACAAAGGCGTATAGAAGAGGCTTTACTGAATGACGACAGAATAACTAAAGTATACAACTTTGACTTTAGCCACGAAGGTGGCGACGTCATGGTTGAGTTTGATGTAGATACCATCTATGGTACGCTACAAAAAATCAAGAAAGGGGTGAAAGGTATTGTATGAGCATATGACGGCCAATCGAATTGAAAAACGAATGCTCGATAGAGTTAAAGATGAATTCGATCGGCGCGAAGGTAGTGTTATATACGATGCTACAGCTCCGGCAAGTGTAGAGTTTGCAGAGCTCTACATCCTAGCAGATGTTATTTTGAAACAAGCGTTTGCAACTACAGCAGACCGTGAATTCTTGATACTTCGTGCAGCAGAGTTTAATATTTACCCGGAACCGGCCACACAAGGTGAATTTGAAGCCCAGTTCAATATGGAAGTACCGATTGGCTCCAGGTTTAATTACAACGAATACAACTTTGTTGTAACAGAGTTAATCGACGACACAGAACATAAGTACAAACTCAAATGCGAACAGTACGGACGCACTCCTAATGCGACTACAGGTGATATTACGCCAATCCAAGGTATTAATGGCCTTACCTCCGCTAAGATATTGAAGAATATCACGCCGGGTGAAGATGAGGAAGACACCGAAGTATTCCGAAAACGGTACTTTGATGCTTTGAAATCTAAAGCCTACGGCGGTAACGGTGCTGATTATAAAGAAAAGGTGCTAGCTATCCCTGGCGTTGGCGGTGTTAAAGTATACCGCTGTTGGAACGGTGGCGGTACCGTTAAGCTAGTTGTATTGAACAGCGATTACAAGCCTGCGGCTGACGAGCTTATTAAGGAAGTAGAGAACGTCATAGACCCAGCCCCTAAAGGCAAAGGATACGGTCTCGCTCCTATTGGCCATACAGTAACAATCGAAAAGGCTGACCCGGTAACGATCAACTACCGAATTGAAGTCACCATGATGAGCGGGCACAACATTAACGAAATCCAAACACTCGCAGAGAACGCTATCAAGCAACGATTGATTCTACGTGCTAAGGAATGGTGTAATCAAGACGAGAAGGAACATATTATTCTTCGGACTAGTCTTGTAACTGCTTTAATGGTCGAACTGCCTAATGTTCTTGACGTCGGTAGGATTACTATAAACGGTGCTTCTGTTTCAAAGCTTGAATTGAAGGATAATCAAATCCCAGTAGTAGGGACGATTACTTTGGTGGCAGTATGATTACAGATTTCGGTATTTTTAAGAGAGATATTGATATCTCACAATTCGCCGTTCCGTTAACTCGAGATTCTCGGGATATCCAAGAAATCTATCGAGTAGAATCTGCAGAACTGCAACTGCTATGGGATATCATGCTAGCTATCTTTAAAGAAGAGTACATCTATACTGCAGCAGATTACGGGCTTGAAGCATGGGAACAAATATTAGGCATCAATCCTCCGGATTTGACAGACACAGAAGGACGCAGAAGTGAAATACTATCAGTATTAATCGGGCAGCGTCCTTTTACTATGCCAAAAGTACAAGAAATGCTTAACTTCAAGTTTGGCAATCATGTAGTAAAGCACTCTGTTGTATCTGATAGATACGAGTACAGGCTAGATGTAGTCGATGGATTTGAAACACAGCTCAACAATATTGTCGATTATGTGGAGCCGTTAATACCTAAGAACTTAATCATCAAGACAAAAAGTACTACAAACATTAACGGCGAAATATATGTAGGCGCTATATCTGATGTATACGAGTCCTTCCATGTCGGAGCGGCATTAGATAAGTTTGATTTCAAAGTAGGCTCTGACATTAACATAGGCATGAGCTTCGACGTATTAGAAACAATTAAAGTATAAGGAGAACACATGGCTTCTATTTATCCAAATACACGATTAACCAATTATGGCCGTGAGTTAATCGCAAGATCGCAAGCAACCGGCAAGAAGTTGCAATACATTAAGCTAGTTACTGGTGACGGTCAGCTTGATAATCAAAATATTGATACTATGACCTCTGTACTAGCCCCAAAATTAGAGTGCCCATTCACTTCGGGCGGTGAATTCGTAGGCGATGGCCAATTTAGAATTGAGTTTGCCGTTAGCAATAGCACGGTAACTAGTGGATTCTTCGCTAGGGAGTTAGGCGTGTATGCTAACCTTGAGGGCGAATCTGATTCTGCGGCTAGACTAATCGCATATAGTAACGGCGGTAACTACGCATCCTATATTCCGTCTAAGGAGACACCGATTAATTCTAAAGTATTTTCTTTAGATGTAGTAATCGGTAATTCTACGAACGTAACTGTTAAGAAGATTGATGCGGCATATCTAACAAGAGGGGCGCTAGATTCCCATAATCGTGATACAAGTGCGCACACCAATATCACAGACCAAATTAAGGCGATTCTCGGAAGTGCGAACTGGAACGACTCCCCGGCAAGTACACTTGTTACAATCAAAAACTTATTAGGGCAAGGCGCAATCGTAGCGTCTAAACTCGACGCTAATGCGGGGTTTGTTAAATTCGCTAATGGTTTCACTATCCAGTGGGGAATTGGGGGCCAAGATAACGTAACTAAGACAGAGGTACGATTCCCTATCAAATTCACAACGCTATTTATGGCCAACGCCATTGACGCGTACTGGTCAGGCTCTGATACGCCTAGATACTTTGCTAATTCCGTGTCTGAAAGCAACTCCACTAAGGCCGTATTCTCGGCAAGCGATAGATACGCTGCTTCTTATTACTGGTTTGCTTTAGGGATTATCTAGTTACCTACTGCAATATAGCGGCCCCAAGCTGTACTTTTATTTAAGCCATCTTTCGCCGCCTGGGAATACACTTTAACTCCTGTTCTAGTGTGCTCTCTAAACGAATGAACTTGATTATCTACATTATTTCCGTTGACATCATTCCCAACCACAACGAAGCACGCAGATGCGAAAGCGACGGGGAACGATACTGTGCCCCCTATCGATACGTTATTAAAAGCTCCCCACTGGATACTAATTCTTCCC